CAACCTGTTCAACGCCGGCCAGCAACAGTCTCAGAACCTGTACGGCGCAGGCCAGCAGCAGGCCAACAACCTGTTCAGCGCAGGCAACCAGCAAGCTCAAAACCGCTTCAACGCCGGCAACCAGTACGCGCAAAACATGTTCAACGCGGGCGAGTCCCAAGCCGGCCGGCAAGACGCCATCACCGGCCAAGAGCGAGGCTTCCAGCAGTCGGCCATGGGCATGGCCCCGCAGTTCGCCAACCAGGACTACGTGGACGCCAACAACCTGCTCAACGCCGGCCAGCAGCGCCAGGCCTTTGACCAAGGCCAAGCCGACCAGAACTACCGCTGGTGGCAGGAGGCGCAGAACTACCCGCGCCAGCAACTGGCGGCGTATGGCCAAGCGCTGGGCCAAGGCCAGGGCGGCACGCAGACGCAGAACGCGCCAGACCCGTCCACCGCCTCGCAACTGCTGGGCGGCGGCCTGACCGGGGCGGCCATCTACAGGATGCTGTTCGGAGGCTGAGATGGCACGCTCAAACACACGCTACCGCCTGATGTCCGATGCTGAGATGGAGGACACGGGGGGCCTGCTGAGCTTGATGGATGCCGGCCAGCAAGTGCCGCAGGTGCGGGCTGGTTCTGGCTTGGCCGACCAGATCAGAACCTTGTACGGCAACCGCGGCGACTGGAACCAAGGCGGGATTGACCGCGCGGCCGAACTGGCCGATCTGCTGCTAAAGCAAGGCGTCACGGACGTCAGCACCATTGGCTTCAAAGACTCCACCATTCAAAACGTGGTGCCTACCTACGAAGGCACGGGCGATGCTGCGTATCAGTCTGGTAGCTCAACCGTTGACGTGCCGGTCAGGCAGGCCGTGTTGGGTGACCGCACCATCGGGTTCGCGGGCGATTACAACAACGACAACACGTTTGGCAACAACTCTGGTGACTACCTGAAGGATGGGCTTTTGGGCTGGAGTGCTCGCGGGGACGGCAACGTCAGCTACCAGATCGGCACGGATGAGCAGGGCAACAATTACTTGAAGCCGCAGTGGGGCTCGTCGTCCGACATGGGCGATGTACGCGACATTGCCAAGCTGGCCGCAACCATGGCGGCGGCGGTCTACGGCATCCCAATGCTGGGGGAGGCTGCTGCGGCTGCCGGGGCGGGAGAAGCTGCTGCCGCTGGGGCGGGATCGCTGACCTCTGGCATCACGCCTGCGGCCGTGGCTGCAGCGGAAGCCGCGCTCCCTACAGCGCTCAGCTCAGCCCCGCTAAGCACCACGCTGGCGGCGCCGTTGGCGGAATTGACGTCAGGGGGTCTGCTGACCGGCACTGGCGCACCTGCAGCCATTGTTGCGCCCATGGGGGGCCTCATTGCGCCGGAAGTAATGGCAGCGGTGGCGCCCGAGTTGGCAGCCGTCGCGCCGGAAGTTGCCGGCCCTGGCCTGCAGACCATCACCACCACCGGCAAGCTGGGGTCCGCAGCACCGTCGTTGCTGTCCACCGCGGCGCCGGCCGCCGCTGCCGCCACGCTGGCCGCCAGCACCATGGCCACCGATCCGGCCAACTACTCCAACGAGGGCGTCAACCCCACCGACCGCGCCAACATGGGGCCTGATGCCAAGTCGGTGCCCACGGTGGATGTGTCCACAACACCGCTGGACAGCCTCAAAGCCTGGGCCACCGCCAACCCGCAGATGGCCAGGATGCTGTTCAGTGGTGCCGGTGCCCTGCTCAGCGCCACGGGCGGAAGCGGGAGCAGTGGCGGCGGCGGCTACGTGGACTCGGGCTACCGCCCCACCATCAGCCGCGGCGGCTTTGACCCGAGCCCGCAGGCGCGCCAGATGGCGCCGCAGCCCACGGGCTTGCTCACCACCCCCACCACCGGCCAGCCCAACAGCGGCCTGTGGCGCTACAGCGGACTACTTGGAGGCTGACATGCCTGGACTTCTGGATCTTGTGGACGACCCCAACCAGCTCGGGCTGCTGAGCTTGGGTATGCGCCTGATGAGCACGCCGGGCAAGTTCGGCGCGGCACTGGGCCAGGCCGGCATGGGCGCGCTGGGCGATGTGCAACAGGCCCGCTCGGCCATGGAGGCCCGCAAGCTGCGCGAGCAGCAGATGCGGTTCCAGCAGTTGCAGGAGGAGCGCGCAGCTGCGGCTGAGCGGCGCCTGGCCGCGCTGGCGCCCCTTCAGCAAGAAGCCGCCGTGCTGCAGTTGCGGCAGGCTCAGGAAGCAGAACGGATGGCGCAAGAGGAGCGCCAGCGTTTGGATGCGTTCCGCAGGTCCATCCCCAGCCCGCAGAGCCAAGCGCTGCAAGCCCTGGGCGCAGACGCCAGCCCCACGGCGGCCAACGCCGCCAGGATGCCCCAAGTGGACCCGCGTAACCAGTTTCTGTACGGCGCCCTGCAAGCGGGACAGATCAAGCCGATGGACTACCTCACGGCCACGCAGAAGGACACCACGCCCATCAAGCTGGGGGCCGGTGAGCGGCTGCTGGAGCCCAAGACCAACCGGGTGCTGGTGGACGCCATGCCTGACCCCGCCAAGATGAGCCCCGTGGGGCAACTGATGAGCGAGATGAACGCGCTGCCGCAGGGTGACCCGCACCGCGCGATCTACCAAAACGCCATCAGCAAGGCCACGACGCACCAGCCAGGAACCAACCTTAGCGTCAACACCGGCGACAACAAGTTCGAGGCCAAGGCGGGCGAGGTCATCGCCAATCAGTTTGCGGAAATCTACAAGCAAGGGCAAGGTGCGGTGCGCGCGCTTGGGCAAGTCAACCGCCTAGACCAGCTGCTGCAAAAGACCGGCGGCGGGTTCACGCCGGCGGTCAAGATGTACGCAGGCCAGTTCGGTGTCAACACGGCCGGTCTGGATGACATCCAGGCGGCGGAGGCAATCATCCAGAGCCTGATTCCGCAGCAGCGTCCAGTCGGCTCGGGGACCATGTCTGACAAAGACGTGGATCTGTTCCGGCAGTCGCTCCCCCGCCTCATCAACCAGCCCGGCGGCAACCAGAAGATCATCAGCACGATGCGCGGCCTGTACGAGTACGACCAGAAGCTCGGCAAGATTGCAAGCGATGCGCTTGCCGGCAAGATCAGCCGGGAGAGGGCAATGCAGTTGATGAACGATGTTCCCAACCCGCTGGCCTACCTGACAAGCGGCTCTGACGTTCGCTCGCAGGCGGACGCGATCATTAACGGCGGGAGGCCCTGACATGGCGACGGCAGACGAGTATGCGGCCTGGATCGTTCAGAACGCCGACAAGAAGGGCACGCCTGATTTCGACATCGTCGTCAAGGCGTACCAAGAGGCCGGAGGGGCGCGACCACCGCAGCGCGCCACTTTGGGCGATGTTGCCAGACACACCGGCAAGGCATTGCTGGCCACGATGCAAGGCCCGACCTTCGGGTTTGGCGACGAGATCATCGGCGGCGTGGTGGGCGGGGCCAAGTCCCTGTTCAACGACAAGCCCCTGCGCCAGAACTACGAGGAAACCCGCGACGCCGTGCGCAGCGTTGTCAAGCAGCAGGAGCGTGATGAGCCCGTGCGAACGGCTGCCTCCCAATTGCTGACATCAATGGCGTGGGGTGGGCCGTTAGCGAGGTTTCTGCCTGCTGGCACTGGCATGGCCGGGCAGGCCGCCACGGTGGGTGGTGTCGGGATGGTATCGGGCGCGGTCAACGCGCTGGGCGACAGCCAGGCCAAAGACGCCTCCGGATTGGCGGGGGATGCCGGGGTGGGCGCCGGTATCGGTTTGGCCATGGGCGGCCTTGGGGTTCCATTGATGCGAGGCGCGGGCGCGGCGGGACAAGCAATTGCCAGCAACTTCAGCGACTCTGCCGCTCTGCAGTACGCCCGCCAGAAGGTGGCGGAAGCATTCGCCCGAGATCAGCGCCCGGTGCAGCAGGCGGTCACCCGCATGGACCGTCTGGGCCCCGAGGCCACCGTGGCCGACACCGGAGGCCAGAACACCCGCCAACTCTTGGACACCCTGGCCACGCTGCCCGGGCGTACCAAAAACGAGGTGGAGACCGTCATTCGCAACCGCCAGGCCGGGCGAGCTGACCGCATGATCGACGCGGCCGAAAGCGCATCGGGCACCGGCGGGCTGCGCATGTCCACCGAGATGGGCGACTGGATGGCGCAGCGCGAGGCCGCAGCCGGCCCGCTGTACGAAACGCTCCGGCAAATGACTGTGCAGCCCAACGCCAGCCTGACCAACATGATTGGCCGCGCCGAGCAACTAGGGGCCACGCAGTTCGGGCAGAAGATGGCCATCGCCCGAAATCAACCTTGGACGCTGGACACCACCGGAAACCAACCGTATTCCATGCGCGACCTGGACAACCTCAAGAAGGGGATGGACCAGTTGATCAGCAAGGAGACCAAGCCAGACGGCAAGCTGACGCCGCTGGGCGCGTCCTATGACGATCTGCGGCGCGACCTGATCAAAAAGCTCGACCAGTCAACGATGGGCCAGTACAAGGCTGCGCGAGATGCGTTTGCCGGGCCATCGGCCATCATGGACGCGGCCACCGCCGGGCGCAATGCCCTGACCAAGGACGACGCCACCATCAAGACCATGCAGGCCGGCATGAGCCGCTCGGAGAAGGACGCCTTCGCCCTGGGGGCGTTTGAGTCGCTGCGCGCCAAGCTCGGCGCCCGGGCCGGGCAGACGCAGATGATGGAGCTGTGGCGCGAGCAGGGCATGCAGGAAAAGCTCAAGGCCATCTTCGGCACCGAGCGCGCGTACCGCGAGTTTGCCGCCAGCGTGTCCAAGGAGCGCCAGCTCAAGCAGTTGGAGACGGTGGGCCGCGGCTCGCAGACGGCCGCGCGGATGTACGGCGCTGGAGATCTGGACATGCCTGCTATCCAGGCCGCAGGCCAGATGGTGGGCAACGCCTCGGCCATGAACGTGCCGGGTGTGTTGCAAAGCGGCGCCAACTTGTGGAACCGCGTCAAGCTGCCCGAGCCGGCGCGCGACCAGATGGGCCAGATCCTGCTCAGTCGCAACCGCCAAGGCTTGCTGGACCTGGAAGACACCATGCGCCAAGTGGAAGAAAGCCGCCGCCGCCAAGCCGCCAGCTACGGCATCAGCCTGCCGGGCCTGCTCGGTTTCTGACCCTTCCCCTTCACCCCCTCCCAGCCCGCTTGCCGCGGGCTTTTTCACATCTGAGGTTACCCCATGCCCGTGCCCACCCTAGTGACCGATCTCAGCACCACCCTGGCCAGCAACTCGCCATCGGGGTCGGACAACGTCTTTCCTGATCTGGACAACTACCTGCGCGCGATGTCGGGCTTTATCGCCTCCATCCGCGACAACTCGGGCAACGGCTGGGTGAGCCCGTACCTGCCGCTGACCTACTCAGCCGGCACCGCCAACGGCGTGGTGTACCTCAACGGCAGCAAGGTGGTGACCACGGGCAGCGGGCTGGTGTTTGATGGCACGAACCTTGGGCTTGGAACGAGCACGCCGGGGTTCAAGTTCGATGTTCTTGGGTCAGCTACGGAGTCCGGGCGTTTTCGTACAAGCGGCGCAATCAACGCGCTGTATTTGGCTGACAGCGGCACAACTGCGGGCTCGCTGTACATCGGCACGGTAGGCAACGCTTTTCGAATCGTCACGGGGTCAAATGAAACACTGCGTCTTGACGCCTCCGGCAACCTCGGCCTGGGGGTGACGCCGAGTGCTCAGGGCGTTTATCGAACAATGCAGTTCGGCAACTACACGACCATTGGTCAGCAAACAACTGGTACTTCACAGTCGTTCTTTGGCTGGAATGTACGTGGTAGCTCCACTGCAAACCAATATCTTTACAACGTAACCGCAGACAAGGCAGCGCTCTACGAAATAGCTTCCGATGCCTCTCACCGCTGGTCTGTCACAAACACATCCGGCACAGCAGGCAATGCGATCACGTTCACGGAAGCGATGAGGCTGGATGCTTCCGCCAACCTCGGGGTGGGCGTTGTTCCAGGTGGGTCATACAAATTTCAGGTCAGCACGTTAGGGGGGAGCGCAGCCCAATTTATCAGCCCCCAAGGAAATCCTCAGATTACCGCCTCCGACAACAATGTCACCGTGTATGTTGGCTATACATCTGGCACAGGCGCATCGGCGGTTAGCTATTTTGGTACGTCGACCAACCACGCTCAGGCGTTCTTAACCAACAACGTCGAAAAAGGAAGATTCACCACAGCTGGTGATTTTCTGGTGGGGACTACAAGTTCCGCTGCGTACACAAACGGGTTTTTTGCCAACGCAACCTACATAAACAGTGGTCATGCCAGCGGAACGGCTGGTGGCACTGGTTATGTCCTGTTTGGTTATGACAACGCAGCTATTGGGTCTATTTCCCAAAACGGCACAACGGGTGTTCTTTACAACACCACCTCAGACCGTCGCCTGAAGGACAACATCGTCCCGGCCCCCAGCGCCAGCGATGACATCGACGCGATCCAGATCGTCAGCCACGACTGGAAAGCGGCCCCTGATGAGCATGTGAAGTACGGCGTCATCGCCCAAGACCTGCACGCAGTAGCCCCGGAAGCAGTTACCCCCGGCGACGACGGTGACGAGATCGAGAAGACCTGGGGCGTGGACTACAGCAAGCTGGTCCCGATGCTCATCAAGGAAATCCAATCCCTTCGCGCCCGCGTGGCTGCACTGGAGCAAGCATGACCAACACCCAACTCATCCTGGCCGCCCTGCGCTCGCGCACGGTGCAGTTCTCCATCGCTCTCGCGGTGCTGTCGCTGCTGCAGGGCTTTGTGGTCCAGCTTCCCATCCCCGCATGGGGCCACGCCGTCATCGGCAGTGTCGTCGCGGTGTGCATTGTGATCTTGCGGGCCATTACCACCCAACCCTTGAGCCAGCGTTGAGGAGCGCTTACCCATGACCGACGACGACTTCCGCCGCCTTGAGTCCAAAGTGGACAAGCTGACCGACGCCATCCAACGTCTGATTCTGATTGAGGAACGCCAGTCTTCCCAGGGCGAACGCATCGGCAAGTGTGAGGCCGCAATCGCCGTGCACGACACCTCCATCCACAAGACCGACCGCAAGGTGGACCAGTGGATCAACCGCGGCATCGGCGTGTGGGCGGCTGCGGTGCTGCTGTTCACGCTGGTGCAGTTCGGCTCCAGGTGGGTCAAATGATCGAAGCCCTGTTCTCCTTCCTCGGCGGCTCGGTCTTCCGCATGGTCTGGGGCGAGGTCTCGTCCTGGGTCAACAAGAAGCAGGACCACGCCCACGAGATTGAGCGCCTGCGCCTGCAGGGTGAGCTGGACGACTTGGCGCACCAGCGCATGCAGGCCGCGCTCACGCTGCAGCACGAGCTGGGCATCCAGATGGTGGCGGCCAAGGCCGAGGCCGATGTGGCCACCGCTGAGGCAGGGGCCTTTGCCAAGGTGATGGAGTCGGCCTTCAAGCCCACCGGCTGGGCGGTGGTGGACATCTGGAACGGCATCATCCGCCCGTCGGCGGCCACCATCGCCCTGGTGCTGTGGTGCCTGAAGCTCGCCTCGCAGAACTGGAAGATGGACGAGTGGGACGTCACCCTGGCCGGCACCGTGCTGGGGTTCTTCTTCGCTGACCGCTCGCTGGGCAAGCGCAACAAATGATCGCCGTCCAGACCGCGCGGGGGCTGTGCCTGGTGTTTGAGGGCCTGTACCTCAAGCCCTACCTGTGCCCGGCGGCGGTGCCCACCATCGGCGTGGGCAGCACGTTCTACGAGGACGGCACGCGGGTGAGCCTGAAAGATCCGCCCGTCACCAAGGAGCGCGCCCTGGAGCTGCTGGAGCACGAGCTGCTGCAGTGCCTGCCCAAGGTGCAGCGCCTGTGCCCCGGCCTGGCGGATTGGGGAGCCACAGCCACGGGGGCGGTGCTGGACTTCGCCTTCAACTGCGGCACGGGCGCCCTGGCGGGCAGCACCCTGCGCAAGCGCATCAACGCCGACGACGTGCCCGGAGCGCGCGCGGAGCTGATGAAGTGGGTGCGCGGTGGCGGCCGAGTGCTGCCGGGATTGGTCAAACGTCGAGCCGCTGAGGCGGCGTTGTTGGAGGGGTGATGGATCAACTGAAGGCATACGAACCCACCTGGCGCGAGCGCGCCGCCAGCGGGCTGCAGGACATGCTCATGGCCAGGTTTGGCATGAGCGCCTACGACGCCATGAAGATGGCCCAGAAGGTGACAGGCGGAGGCCAGGGCGCTGTGGGTGGCATGGGCTTGCTGGACGTCACGCCGGTGGGCTTGGCGTTTGGCGCCCAGGAGGGCGGCTTGCAAGCTGGAGAGGGCGCAGCCATGGTGGGGCAGGGCAACTCCCTGGGCGGGCTGCTCAACGTGGCGTCCGGCGGCCTTGCGTTGGTTGGCGTGCGACCGGCCGGCAAACTCAGTGCTGAGACGGTTGCAAAGTTCGGCCAAAAGGCCGCCCGGGAAGCGGCCATTGAAAAAAAGGTGGTCAAGGCCGCGTCGGAGGTGGTTCAGGACGTTGAGGCCAATGCGGCCAAAGCGCCAAGTGCCAAGCGCCAAAAGGTAGCGGCAGACCATTGGAGGACCGCGGCAGACACCCTTGGTGACGAGGCCGTTTTGGACATGGTTCGCCGTGGCCAACACCTGAAGCCGGACGGGTCTGGTGGGTACATCGGAGCGCCTCGAACAGTGGACAGCCCACAAGCCCTTGGCGCCATGAGGAGAACGCTTGACAACCAGTTTTCGGACGCTGTGGGCGCTGTGAGGGAGGCCGATCCCACAGGCCTTGGCACTTGGTACGACCGCGCCAAAGGCGGCGTTGCCATCAGTTCAGAGCCGTACCAGCTAGACCGCGTTCTGGACCAGCACGCCGTTTACAGCGCGGGAGTTTCGCCAGAGTCTGAGCTTGGGTTTGCGCTGAAACACCTGAACAGCCGCGCAATTGGCGACCCTGGTATGGCCTACCGCGGCGCCCCAATGCGCAAACTTGACCAAGCGGTGGCGGCGGGCGAGGCGCCGGTGCTTGGTTTCAAGATTGGCGAATACAGGGTGAAGAATGACCCGCGCGAACCTAACACTGGGCTTTTTGGCGTGAATGACTTTCGGGCGGCCCAGGGGTTTGGTTACACGACGCCGGACGGCAAGATTTGGAAAGGTGGCGTGTCGCCCACCATGCACCCGTTTATGGACGGCGAAACAGCGCTGATGGTTGATCGAGCCAACGCCAATGCGGTGGGCGGTCGAACCGACTGGTCGGGGCCTCATTTGCAAGAACTGCCCTGGGTGCTTGGCAAAGCGCAGGACATCTACGGCCGGGGGAAAAACGGGCGTTTTGCCGGCGACCCGGCGGAAGGCATGGCCGCCGCACTGAGGGAGGCGAACAACACCGCCCAGGACTATTTCTACAAGCACGCCGCCGCTGCTACACATGAGGCGGTGCCGGGGGCGTCCACTGGTCACGTTGCTGGATTGCTATCAGCCTCACCAGAGGAAAAGCTGGCTTATGGAAACATTGGTCGATGGGATGTCCCATCGCTTTACACGTTGAACGAAGCGCCGACTGTCGGCGGTGGAAACCGCGACATGCTGTATTCAGCAGTAGGCTTGCGGCAGTTACCCTCTGTGCAATCAACGGGCGCATACGTCAACAGCGCTGGGGTGTTGGAGACCAACCCGGTCACGGTTGCCAGGCCGCTTGTTGACTTCCCGACCGGCGGGGTTGGTCAGATCTCCGAGAACACCGACAAGGTACTGAACGCCGTAGAGCGCTTCCGCGCCGCGATGGACGCGCAAGAGGCAGGCGCGTTCAATTTGCCCAACACCATGAACGCGGCAAAGCAAAAGGGCGGGTTTGTGTTGGACTCCAGAGCGTTGGGCAACGGTGACCCGGCGCTCGGGCTGCAACCCACGGGTGAGCAAATGAGGAACTTAGCGTGGATGCTGGACGGGACTGGTTACGTTCCGTCGGCGACCAGCCGGGGCGTCAGCGTGTTCCCAGTCAGCGATAGTGCAATCAAGCCGCAGGCGCTCAAGAACAAGCTCGGCGATTGGATGACAGCAGAGTTCCCCTCTGAATTGGTGCCGGCAAGGATCAACTCAGGCTACGTTCCGGGCATCGGTGAGTGGGGGTCTTCAGGTATTGTCCCAACGCCTTCCTTCAGCGGCCGGGCGACCGCAGGGTTGCTGTCTGACCTAGCGGATATCAGCCCGACCGTGACCAAGAACATAGGAGAGTCCGAGGCGGTCCGCAGCGCCATCAGGGCCAAGATCGAACGCGACGCTGCTCTGCCTGGTGCTCGCAAAGACATCCAAAACATGCGGCACTTTTTCGCTGAAGCCGACTGGCCAAAGGCGGTGGATCTGATGCGCGCCGGCATGAAGCCAGCGGCGGCGCTGGCAGCTTTGGGTTACTCCATCAACTCCATGGCCGCAGATGCGGAGCGCTAACGCCCGGCCATGGGCGGCCGGCGGCCTGTCTTTTCAATGATGGCCCGGAGCTGTGCGCCGTCGCCTGGCCTCACCAGCGGGTGTCCCTTCGGCTCCGGCGTCTCGTGCTGGGCAACCTTCTCGGCTTCAACGTAGACGGCCGCCAGGAGCTCGTCAATCATGTCTGCCGCGTCCTCAAGCATCGGGTCCGCCAGCGTTGCGGACAGGCCGCGGAGGTACTCTGTGAGTTGCTCTGCGCGCTTTTCTGTGTTCATTCAAATCTCCCTGAGTGCTACCAAAAGTGCTACGGCGCCTGAGTAGCTCACCGAATGAGCCTGGACTGTGGGGATTTCTGCCCAAACCCCCCCTCCAAACGCCTGTTTTGCGACTATTTCACGAGGGAGCTTACCTCGTAGCGCGGGTGTCGCATAGGATTCGAAATCCGGCGTACTGGTTCTCCAGTACCGAGGGTTCGAATCCCTCCCTTTCCGCCAGACTGTGGGGAAATCCTCCCAAGTCAAGCCCGCTTTCGGCCAATTTGGCCCACAGCCGCGGCCAAAGTGTCGGCATACAGGTGCGCGTAGCGCTGGGTGCTGACCGGGCTTTTGTGGCCCAGCACCTGGCCCACGGTGAAAAGCGGCACGCCCGCGTTGGCCATTTCGCTGGCCGCGCTGTGGCGCAGATCGTGAAAACGCACATCTCCCAGGCCCACCTTGTCCTTGGCGCGCGTCCAGGCGGCCTGCACGCCGCGTTTGTGGCCCGTCAGGGGTAGGTGCTTGAGCAGGTGGCGGATGCGCGGGTGCGCGGGTATTACGCGCGGCTGGCCGTTCTTGCTGTCGGCCAGCACCAGCAGGTTGTCCTGCACCTGCACGTTCCACAGCTCGCCTAGGCGCATGCCGGTGTAGAAGCACACCCGGATGGCGATCTGCGCCTGCCAGCTGCCGCACGCGCGGCAGGCCTTGAGCATGCCCTCGCGGGTGAGGTACACCTTGCGGGCGTTGCGCACGGCCGGCAGCAACATGCGGGCGGTGGGGTCGGCATCGGTCAGGCCGTGGCGCTTCCAGGCCCAGCGGCAAGCGGCCTTCAGCAGGGCCAGGCGGTTCTTGATGGTGGCCGGGCTCGCGTCAGCCGCTGAGATGACCTCCTGGGCCACGGCGGGCAGCTCGCTCATCGGGCGGCCTTGCCATGCCCAGGCGATGGCGCTGAGGTGCTCTGCGGCGCTCTTGTGGCTCTTGAGCGCGGTCTTGTCAGCCAAGTAGTGCTTGACGGCCTGGTCGATCAGGGGCTCGTCGCGGGCGATGCCAGATGCAAGGCCGTAGAGGCGCGCGGTTTCCGTGCGGTCGAACGTGTCAGCTTGAGCTTGACTCCAGCCTTGCGGAAGCAATCGTGTAAGTCGGTGTCGGCGGCCCGCAACATAGCGGTCGAACTCAAAGCGCCAGCGCTTGTCACTCTTTGACCAGTAGATCGACATGATGCGAGGTAGCTCTCCACGTCTTCGGGTTTGAATCGCATGGCGCCGTCGTTGGCGCCAACTCGGTAGCAGGTGAGCCGGCCAGAATACGCCAGGTCATACACGGCCCGGCGGCTGATGCCCAACTGGCGGCCCACGTCGCTTGCGGTGAGCAGCATGTCAGTGGATCCCGTGGTGTTGTTCGGTGGCCCGCACCAGCGCCACGCCCTTGTGATCGCGGGCCAGGGCGCGGGCCTTGAGCTCAGCCATGCGCTGCTGGCGCTGGTACAGCGGCTCCCAGCCGTCAGCCTTGAACAGCTCGCCCTGCGACGGTGAGAGCTGCAGGTATCTGTACCAGTTGTGGCCACGCTCCTTCTTGCGCCAGGCGGCCGGCATCTCGTGGTCATCCATGGCGCGCATGGCGTCGGCCTTGCGCTGCAGCTCGGCGATCTGCGACTCCAGAGCGGTGAGGTTCATGCGGTCTCCCTTGCTTTTTGTTCCAGCTCGATGAGCAGGTCGATGAAGTGGCGGGCCTTCTCCAGGTCCGCGATGCCGCCCTTGGCGCGCCAGCGGGTGATGTACTTCACGACGCTGCCCTCAATGAACGGCAGGCCGTTGGCGTGGATGTACTGCACGGGCTGGATGGCCAGGCCCTTGTAGTGGGTGCCGGCGACTTGGGTTGCGAGCGCGCTGGTGGTCATGCTTGCCCCTTGAGCCAGCGCTCGATGTTCCTGGCGAAGTGGTGGTGAAAGCCGCCGTTCTGGTGCCAAAGGTTGGCGATGACCTCGTCGGTCAACGTGCGTTGCGGCTGCTCGGCTCTCACGCACGCTGGGTGGTGGTCGCGCCAGGTGCAGTGGCCATCACAGAACTGCTCCTGTGCAGCCTCACACACGCCGTCTTTGGCGATGTCGCAGGGCTCCTGCTCCGTCTGCTCCAGCGCGGCCTCCAACGCCCGCTCCGCATCACAAAGCTGTTCGCAACCAATCTCGCGGCGGTATCCGCGCAGGGAATTCAGCGCCTGCTGGGCGGCGGCCCTCAGATCACTCATTGCTTCACCTCCACCCGCGACGGGCAGCGTTGATCCTCGATCACCCACACCCCCATCCACACCTGGCGTGTGGCTTCGGGATGCACCGGGCTGTTGCGCTCGTTACGGGCGCAGGTGTCGCACTCCAGCCGGCAGGGGTTGCCGGCGCAGCGGGCAAAGTCTTGGGCGCGGTAGGGGGTCATTTCGGTCCCCCCACATCTGCCCAGTGCGTCACGCCATCGACGATGCCGCCGCTGGCCGCATCGAACCACGCGCCGGCTTCGTCGTCCCACCAGCCCGAGAACCACTCCCGGGTGTCGCGCCAGCACAGCACGCTGATGTCCGCGTCGGGCTTGGTGGCCGCGGGGGTCCAGGTTAGGGTTTCGGTCATTGCATTGCTTCCCAGGCTTGGATGAAATCGATCAGCTCGGCCATCTCGGCCTTGCTCAGCCGGCTGGTGCGCTGGAACACCACGTCCACGCCGTGGCCGTCCAGGGCGGGCACCACCACCAGCTGCTCGCCGCGGGTGCGCATCCACGCGGCCGTGAGCAGGCGCTTCCAGACCTCGGCCTCCCACTTCCTGCCGGCCCACTCGCGCCGGCTGGCGATGTCGGCCAGGGTGGCGTGCAGCAGGGCGTTCTGGCGGTTGTTGCGCCGCTCCTCTTCAACAGACAGCGTGATGCGCTGGCCCTGCAGCAGGCGGGGCTTGAGCCAGCCCCACAGGCGCTGCAGCGTGACGTGGGCGGCCTGGGGGTTGTCGAGGGTGATGCTGTGGGTCATGCCAGCCCCTTGATGGTTTCGTTCAGCGCGTCCAGCTCATCCAGCTTGCGCACCGCCCAGGCCCGCTTCTGTCCGTGCCAGCCCATCACGGGGCCGCGGTGGCAGCTCTCGCACAAGGCCACCGCAGTGAACTGCAGGCCCTGCTTGATGTGGTGCGCCTCGCTCGGGCCAGTGGCGCCGCACACACTGCACGGCAGCTCCTTGACCCGCGCCAGGTGGGCGCGCTCGCGGGGGTTGAGCCGGTTGTGCATTACCAGGGCACGTCGTCTTCAACCGGGGCCGCAGACCTTGCCTGCCACGCCTCATCCTTCTGCCGCGCCGGCTTGGTGTCCTGCGGCTGGCTCTTCTTGGCCTCGCGGATCACAGCGGCCTGGAACTCATCTGAGCCCCAAGCGTGGCGCCAGTAGGTGCCGTCGTCCTTCTTCTGGGCGGGCCAGGAGATGAACTCACCCTTCTCGCCGCTCTTGATGCGGCAGCCCTTGATGGACAGGAACTCGGGCCTGTCGCCGTTGGCCAAGCCGACGTTGAACTGGTCGCCAAACCACTTGGTGGTGATCTTCATGCTGCTTCTTTCTCTGGTTGGTTGGCCTTGATCAAGGCACGGAGCTTGGATTCGGTCTTGAGCAGCGACCACACAAACACGCGCTGCTCGTTGCTCTCAAAGGTGGCGGGGTCGTACCAGATGCGGATGGCATCCAGGTCGCGCTCGTTGCGGTGGCAATCGATCATGTGCAACGCCACCTCGGTCATCTCGTTGCGCTCCTGCTCCTGCAGGGCGTCGGCGGCGCCGTCCGTGGCGCTGATGGGGCCGGTCTTCGGCGGCTTGACCTCAGCCTTGGGCTCAGGCTGGTCCTGCTCGGGCAGGTCCTCGCCGGCATAGATGTACAGGCCCAGGCCGTGCATGGCGATGGCCTTGGCCAAGCAGCGCATCACGGCGGTGTTGACCGCAAAAGCGTCGGGGTTCTTGATGGCCTGGTTGCGGTGGTTCATCACCGGCAGCAAGCAGCACTTGGTGTTGCCCTTGATGGTGACGCTGACCTTGACCATGGCCGATGTGTCGGGCATGACGATGCAGGGCAAGCCGCTGAACTCATGCGCCTGCCAAGTGGCCTGCGCATCCAGCTTCAGCACTTCCGCCCAGGCCCAAGCCCAGGACAGGTACGTCAGGCCGTTCTTGCGTTCGGTGTGATCGTTGACGTTGATCTTGAGCAGCTCGCTCATGGGGTGATCTCCTCAAAAAGGCAGTGGGCGGAACGAATCGCGCAGCACGCCGGCCCACATGCGGGCCACGCGCCAGTCGCGGCGGAGAACGGCGCGCAGCACGGCGCGGGTGAGGTGCACGCGGCTCACAGCAGCAGCCCCAGCACCACAGTGGTCA